TACGTGCAGGCTGTTCAGGCCGTCAGCACTCAGCACGCTACCGATGTTACGTGGCCGGAAAAGCCTGAATGAATAAAGCCCGCATATGCGGGCTTATTTTATGACAGCCTGAACTCTTTATAGTCGGTCTTATAATCCGCATCGCCATAAAAACGGCCATCATCTGGATTGTAATAAGCGCCAGGCTGCGCGGCGTTGTCTTCGCTGATTTCAATCAGATAGCAGCCCTTGATCGTAAAGTCAGACGGTGCGGCGATGGTGTTTTCAACAAGGTAGCCGCCTGTTTTAATTACTGCATATTGTTTGTTCATTATGCGTACTCACAAAAGATTGCTACGCCATTGGCTCCATCGCCGGATTTTTTGGCGTTGTAAACTGCTGCATCCGGTTTAGTCTCATCATAAAGGTTACAGGTTCCACTTCCCCCGGCCCCGTAACCTGCATCCGTACCGTTCGCGCCGCTGCCTTTATTACCCGTTGCAGATGTCTCGCCTGACAGAACGCTGGCACCGCCGTAACCGCCTAACTGCCCCTGCGTCCCCAGATAGCCCCAGCCGCCATAGTTGCCATTAGCCTTACGGATAAGCCTGTACCCGGTCGCAGTCTCTTTAAACTCTCCGACACCTGGCAGACCTGGAATCACCATCAGTGAACTGATCGTATTCGAATAATCAGCGCGCGGGCGTGTTGCTATCGAACCTGTATTACCACCTGATGCAGAAATTTTGGTACCGAACCACGTAGTGCCGCCTTTGATACCTTCCGATCCTGTTACTGCTGCACCGCCCAGGCCAATGGTCACAGGAACGCTGTCAACCATTGCCTTTGTCAGATCAATTTCAAACTCCACATAACCGCCGCCCCCACCGCCACCGCCAGCAGCAGTATATGAGGAAGAATTTACTGCAGCGGGGCTGCTTCCACTGGCACCGGCACCTACTATCTGACAGAGCACCTTTGTAGCTGCCGGGTCAGGCGTGTAATTGCCGGAAACGGTCATCACTACAGTGCGCAAAAGCCTGCCGGAAAACTTTTCTGTTAAACCGAGGTTTCTGAGAAACAAACGCCTGGCCCTGCGCCGTGCCGCGCTGGCACACTTGCGGCCATTTGCGGAGAAATCAGGGTGCTGATTGGTTACATTCGGGTATCAACAAATGACCAGAACACGGATTTACAGCGGGTTGCGCTACAAAGCGCAGAATGTGAGCTGATTTTCGAGGACAGGATAAGCGGTAAAACGAGTGAAAGGCCGGGACTGAAAAAGGCGCTGCGCTGCCTGCAGCCTGGCGATACGCTGATTGTGTGGAAGCTCGACCGGCTCGGCAGGAGTATGCGCCATCTGGTCATGCTGACGGAGGAGCTGCGAGAACGTGGCGTTAACTTCCGCAGCCTGACCGACAGCATTGATACCAGCACGCCGATGGGCCGGTTTTTCTTTCACGTCATGGGGGCGCTGGCTGAGATGGAGCGCGAGCTGATAATAGAGCGCACGCGCGCCGGGCTGGCTGCTGCACGGGATAAAGGGCGCATCGGCGGCAGGCGTCGCGTAATGACGCCGGACGTTATCGGCCGCGCTGAAAGAATGCTGGCGAACGGCGCAACACTGCAGCAGATTGCCCTTGTGCTGGAGGTATCAGTAAAAACCCTTTACCGGTACATTCCGGCCGACAGGCAGCGCCAGATTATTAATTCTGTCTGCTGACAGACCAGCAAACCCCCATCAGATGCACTGCAAAACCTGACCTGACACCCTGAGCACACCCTCAAAACGGAGTGCATCAGATGTCTGATTATCATCATGGTGTTCGCGTCGTCGAACTCAACGACGGCACGCGCACCATTACAACCGTATCAACCGCAATCGTGGGCATGGTCTGCACAGCGCAGGATGCGGACGCGGCAACCTTCCCGCTTAATACGCCAGTCCTTATCACCAACGTGCAGGGTGCTATCGGCAAAGCAGGTAAAAAAGGCACGCTCGCCGCTGCGCTGCAGGCTATTGCCGACCAGTCAAAACCCGTGACCGTCGTCGTGCGCGTCGCTGAAGGAGCTGACGAAGCCGAAACTACGTCAAATATCATCGGCGGCACGGATGAAAACGGCCAGTATACCGGCATGAAAGCGCTGCTCGCCGCGCAGACCCAGCTCGACGTCAAGCCGCGGATTCTCGGCGTGCCGGGGCTGGATTCACTGGCGGTGGCAACCGCGCTTGCCAGCATTGCGCAGCAGCTGCGCGCCTTCGCCTATGTTTCAGCGTGGGAATGTAAAACCATTTCCGAAGCCCGCCTGTATCGCCAGAACTTCAGCCAGCGTGAGCTGATGGTTATCTGGCCTGATTTCCTTTCGTGGAACACCGCGACCAGCAAATCCGACACGGCCTATGCCACTGCCCGCGCGCTGGGCCTGCGCGCCAAAATCGACAATGACACAGGCTGGCATAAAACTCTGTCTAACGTCGGCGTTAATGGCGTGACCGGCATTTCCGCATCAGTGTTCTGGGATCTGCAGCAGACCGGCACAGACGCCGACCTGCTCAACGAGGCCGACGTTACGACGCTGATCCGTAAAGACGGTTTCCGCTTCTGGGGCAACCGCACCTGCAGCGATGACCCGCTGTTTCAGTTTGAAAACTACACTCGCACGGCGCAGGTGCTGGCCGACACGATGGCTGAGGCGCACATGTGGGCGGTTGATAAGCCGCTGACGCCGGTTCTGGTGCGCGAGATTATCGCGGGCATCAATGCGAAATTCCGCGAGCTGGTTAACGCCGGTTATCTGCTGGGTGCATCGGCCTGGTATGACGAAAGCGCCAACGATAAAGACACCCTGAAGGCGGGCAAGCTCTTTATCGATTACGACTATACGCCGGTTCCGCCGCTGGAAGATTTAACCCTGCGCCAGCGCATCACCGACACCTATCTGGCGAACTTCGCCGCATCCGTAAACAGCTGAGGAGCCGGATAAATGGCACTGCCACGCAAACTAAAGGGCATGAACCTTTTTAATAACGCCAACAGCTATCAGGGCGTCGTGACCGCCGTCACCCTGCCGAAGCTGGCGCGCAAGCTCGACCCGTTCCGCGCGGGCGGCATGAGCGGCGCGGCCTTCATTGATAACGGTCTGGAAGATGACGCGCTTGATGTTGAGTGGAGCATCGGCGGTATTGATGAGCTGGTACTCACGCAGTGGGGTGCGTCTGACATTCCCCTGCGCTTTACCGGCTCTTACCAGCGCGACGATACCGGCGAGGAAATCGCGGTAGAGATTGAGGTGCGCGGTAAGCATCAGTCGTTTGATTTTGGCGAAGCCAAACAGGGTGAAGATACCGAAACCAAAATCACCAGTAAAAACACCTATTACAAGCTGACCTTTAACGGCAAAGAGCTGATCGAAATTGACACCATCAACATGGTGGAGAAGGTCAACGGCGTTGACCGTCTTGAACAGCGCCGTAAAAACCTCGGCCTGGTATAAACCCTGACGCCAGCGCAAGTCGCTGGCTTTAACTGACTACAGTGAACAGAGAACAATCATGGAAAAGAAAGATAACGTTGTTGAGTTTGAAACCCCGCTGATGCGCGGCGAAACCGAAATCAAAAGCGTTGAGCTGATTAAGCCAACGGCCGGAAGTCTGCGCGGCGTGCGCCTGGCCGATCTGTGTCAGTCGGATGTTGACGCCCTGCTGACCGTGCTGCCCCGCATTACCCTGCCAGCGCTGACAAAGGCCGAATGCAATGCCCTTGATCCGGTAGACCTGATTGCACTGGGCGGAAAGGTGATCGGTTTTTTGCAGTCGAAGTCGGACGAATAGACTGGCCGCGCGGCCTGACGGTTAATGACCTGATGGCCGACATTGCCACGATATTTCACTGGCAACCTTCCGAGATGTACGACATGCCGCTGGCCGAGCTGATGGACTGGCGGCATAAAGCCTTTATCCGCAGCGGAGCAACCCTGGATGAGCAATAACCTCAAGGTGCAGGTGCTGCTGAATGCGGTAGACAAAGCCTCGCGCCCCTTCAAAGCCGTGCAGACCGCCGCTAAAAATCTGTCGTCTGACATTCGCCAGACGCAATCAACCATTAAGGAGCTGGATGCGCAGGCCGGAAAAATTGACGGCTTTCGCAAGGCCAGCGCGCAGCTGGCCGTCACGCAGCAGAGCCTTAAAGACGCGAAGCAGGAAGCGGCAGCGCTGGCCGTGCAGTTTAAAAACACGGAGCGCCCGACGACACAGCAGGCCCGCGCACTGGAAAAGGCCCGGCAGGCGGCGGCAGAGCTGCAGACCAAAACCAACAGCCTGCGCCTTTCGGTGCAGCAGCAGCGTGAGGCACTTAACGCGGCGGGGATTTCCACCAAAGCCCTGAGCAGCGAGCAGCAGCGCCTGAAATCCGCCTCGGCGCAGGCAACCGTCAGTCTGAGTCGGCAGAAAATGGAGCTGCAGCGGCTGAATGCACAGCAGGAGCGGCTGAACCAGACCAGCGAACGCTACCGTAAAGGGCAGGAGCTGTCGGGTAAGGTGCGCAACATGGGCGCGGCCGGTATCGGTGCTGCCACGGTTGGCGGCATGGCAGCAACCTCGCTCCTGATGCCGGGGTTTGATTTCGCACAGAAAAATTCCGAGCTGCAGGCCGTGCTCGGCGTGGGAAAAGAATCGCCAGAAATGAAAGCCCTGCGTGCGCAGGCGCGTCAGCTGGGTGATACAACGGCCGCCTCTGCCGATGATGCCGCAGGCGCGCAAATCGTTATCGCCAAAGGCGGCGGTGATGCCGCTGCCGTTCAGGCCGTTACGCCGGTTACGCTCAACATGGCGCTGGCAAACAAGCGCACGATGGAGGAAAACGCCGGGCTGCTGATGGGGATGAAGTCAGCCTTCCAGCTTTCAAACGATAAGGTGGCACACATCGGCGACGTGCTGTCGATGACAATGAATAAAACGGCCGCTGACTTTGACGGGCTGAGTGACGCGCTGACCTACGTCGCCCCGGTAGCGAAAAACGCGGGCGTCAGCATCGAGCAGGCGGCGGCGATGGTCGGCGCTCTGCACGATGCCAAAATAACCGGCTCAATGGCCGGTACGGGAAGCCGCGCCGTGCTGAGCAGGCTGCAGGCTCCTACCGGCGAATCTTTCAAGGCTATCAAAGAGCTGGGAATTAAAACGGCAGACGGCAAAGGAAATACCCGCCCGATCTTCACCATCCTGAAAGAAATGCAGGCGAGCTTTGATCGTAACAAGCTGGGAACGGGCCAGCGCGCCGAGTACATGAAAACCATCTTTGGCGAGGAGGCCAGCTCATCGGCCGCCGTACTGATGACCGCCGCCTCATCTGGAAAGCTTGATCAGCTGACCGCCACGTTTAAAGCCTCTGATGGCAAAACCGCCGAACTGGTCCAGGTCATGCAGGATAATCTCGGCGGCGATCTGAAAGAGCTGCAGTCTGCTTATGAGGCTATCGGCACCGACCTGTTTGATCAGAATGACGGCAGCCTGCGCACGCTTACCCAGGACACGGCGGCGCTGCTGCTCAAGGTGGATGGCTGGATTAAGGCTAACCCGGAGCTGGCTGGCGGTATCGCAAAAGTGGTAATGGGCGGGCTGATGTTAGCCGGGGCGCTGGGCGCAATCGGGCTGGTAGCCTGGCCGGTGATTGCGGGCGTTAATACCCTGATTGCCGGGGCGGGCTTCCTCGGCACGGCATTCAGCATCGCGGGCGGAGCGATTACGGCCGCGCTCGGCGCTATCACGCTGCCGGTTGTGGCCGTCGCAGCGGCAATCGTGGCCGGGGCGCTACTGGTGCGCAAATACTGGGAACCCATCAGCGCCTTTATTGCAGGCATGGCCGAAGGCTTCACCGCTGCGATGGGGCCGATCAGTGATTCCTTCGGTTCGTTAAAGCCGGTGTTTGATTGGGTGGGCGGCAAGGTCAAAGAGCTTTGGGACTGGTTCGGCAAACTGCTGGAGCCGGTGAAATCCACGCAGACCGAACTCGCCGCCGCCGGAGACATGGGTAAGAAGTTCGGCAACATGCTGGCCGAGGCGCTGAAAATTCCAAGTCACGCACTCGATCAGCTGATGGGCGGCATTGACTGGGTACTGGAAAAGCTCGGCATTATCGACACGAAATCCGATGGCCTGAAAGACAGGGTGCCGTCGCCTGATCCGGTAGCAACCGGCGGCGCGGGCGCAGATACCGGCGGGCTGCAGTACAACATCGCCTATGGTGGCGCGCCTTACCGCCCGGTTTCCTCACCGTCAGCCGGGGGCGGATTCACCGACCGCAGCCAGAATACCTATCAGTATGAAATCAACATGCACGAGGGCATGACCAAAGACGATGCATTGGCACTGATGGCGCAGCACCAGGCTAAAGAGCAGC